ATGTCTTTGGCTACGTCGTCTTGTTTCTCTTTAAGATTCTCAATAGAGCTTAACATTCTATCTACTTTCTTGTCAAGGGCCGTTATGGCTTCCTTTAACTCATTAAGTTCAGAACCAGTAGCCATAGACAAACCCTCCATTACAAAGCGTAGTTGTATACCTTAAATAGTATCAACTTTGGACAATGGAATAATTAGTTGTAATTAAAGTTCCTGCTGCTGATGCTGCATTTTGTATAGCACATCTTGTTACTTTTGCAGGATCAATAATTCCGCTTTTAACCATCATAATTACGTTTCTGCTCAAGAAATCGTAACCAGCGTCAAACACTTCTGACTTAACGATGTTTACAATAAGGTCTGGAGATTCACCAGCGTTCATTGCCATCTGTCTAATAGGTTCTTCTGCTGCCTTCAACACTATCTTGACCCCTAGTGCTTGTTCCTCGTTCTCTGTAGCCACTTCAAGACCTTCTGTGGCTCTAATGAGGGCTACGCCACCACCTGGGACTATGCCTTCTTGCTGAGCACTACGGACAGCTTCTAGGGCATCTTCAATACGGTGTTTCTTCTCGATCATTTCTACTTCTGTTGCTGCACCTACACGAATAATTGCAATACCAGAAGCAAGACGAGTGATTCTTTCTTGTAGTCTCTCACATTCGTAAATTGATTCAGTTTGTTGTAGTTCTGCTTTGATAATGTCGATTTGCCTATCAACATCCTCCATAGAACCATAACCACCGACAATAGTGGTCAAACCTTTAGCAATTTCAATCTTCTTTGCACGACCAAAATCTTTGAGTTTTACGTCAGACATTTTGGTGCCATTCTCTGTAGCGATGAAATTAGCACCAACAGAGATTGCAAGGTCTTTCATTATGTTTCTACGCTCTTCACCATAACGAGGGGCTTTGACGGCTGCAACCTTCATTGTACCTCTCATAGCATTCATAATAAGAGCAGCAAGGGCTTGACCTTCAATTTCATCTGCAACAATTACAAATGGTTTACCCTCTCTTGCAATAAGTTCAAGAACAGGAAGCATATCTTGAACAGAATCAAACTTACGGTCTGTTACAAGAATGTAAGGATCTTCGTATTTTACAACTCCTCTTCTCTCGTCGTTGATGAACGCACCCGCGAGGTATCCCGAATCGAAACGGAAACCTTCAACAATGTCAAGAGAAGTATCGACAGACCGTGCTTCCTCAATAGTGATCGAACCATCTTTACCTACCTTATCTACCGCAGTAGCAATTAACTTACCAATTGTTCTATCATTGTTTGCTGAAATTGAAGCAACGTGTTCAATGTCTTCTTCTGAAGAAATTGGTTTTGCAATCTCTTCGATTCTTCCTACAATTGCTTGAACAGCTTTATCAATTCCTCTCTTAAGTTCAATAGGAGAAACACCAGAAGTTAAATAACGTTGTGCTTCACGAAGAATGGCACGAGAAAGAACAACTGATGTAGTAGTTCCGTCACCAGCAAGAGCAGCAGTTTGTTGTGATGCTTGTTTAATTACTTGTGCTCCCAAATTCTCAAATGGGTCAGACAACTCAACAAAATTGGCTACAGTTACACCATCTTTTGTAATAATTGGTGTTTTTCCTTTCTCTTGAAGAATTACATTTCTTCCTCTTGGGCCTAATGTTGAAGATACATTATCTGCCAATACATTAGCACCTTTCAATAGTGCTTCGGACAAAGAGCGTCCATCACAATACTGTTTACTCATTAAAACTCCGTATGTAAGGGTATTATAATCTTATTTCATTAAACGTCAAGCATTAGATTCAACATATTTTGATAAATGTTGTTCTAATGTCTTAACAGAATCATATGCTTCGTTAGCATTACCTTTATTGCTTAAAATAAAGTTATTAATTTTGTAATAAACTAAATTAGATTCTTCAATAATTTGTTTGATATCATCTTGGAAAATTGAGTGGTTTCTTTCTATTGTTTTATCTCTTTCTTCTGCTGAGAGAGATAAAACATCTTCTTTACCACCATTCATAATTGGAGTAACACCAGCTTCTGCTAATTTTGCTTGACTGAAATCGAACTGTGTCCCACCTTTTGTATCCATTGTATTAAGTTGTATTAAAATATCTCTTTGTTGATTTTTCAAGTCTTGTATTTCATCTTGATTTTCTTGTGGTGATGCTTCAAGAAATTTAATTCTTGAACTTAAGTTATCTAATTCTGTTTTTAGATCTTTCTTTTTTTGACCAGATTGCAAGCTGATGTTGTATCTATCAATGTTAGGTTTTCCTAACATTCTAATAAATTGTTGTAAATCAAACTTATAAGAATAAAATCTTAATGAATGTTCACCTTTTGTAGCAATTATGTAAGTAATTTTTTTGTTAGTTTGCATTGGAGAGCCGTTTTGGTCTAATGGAATTAAGTTTTCATCTACATTAATAGGTATTCTTCCCGTTTGAGAAGTAAAATAGTTATACATATTAGCAATAGAGCCTTCGATACCAAAACTCTTTAGTAATTTCATTGAAACATATTCTTCTGGGCTATCAACAACGATATCGTAAATTGGGTATCTATCTTTTTCTGTTGTTGTTTGTACTGTACCTTTTAACATAAAACCAATAAACTTTTCAAAAAAGAAACCTGCTGTTGAAGGTAAATCTGGGACTATATCCTCAATCATTTTGTGAAGTGAGGATACGAATAAAATTGTTGAAAATGTTTTAGATAATGTAGCACTTTCAATTTTACTTAAATCGGCTGTTTTAATAAAATTAACAACTTTTATTAATTGTTGAATTTTTATAGATGCATCTTGACCTTGGCTTTTTGCTAAAACTTCTGTTGTTAGTACATCTTGCAATGCTTTATAGAATACAGTTTCTGGTTGTGCTTCTCGTTCATATTTCTTTTGTGCGGAAGCTACAGTTGGTAAGAATGCTCCACTTGCTACAACTTCATTAAGTTTTTCCATGCTTTCAAATAGAGCAAAAAGCTCTTTAAGATCCATAGCTTTTGATTGTTGCTTTGGACTTAAAAAGCTTTCTACTAAGTTGTCTAATTCGTTATTGTTCATGATACTAAATAGTCTTATTAAACAATAATGTCAGCGATTCCAAGCTTTACTGCTTCTTCTGCTGAAAGATAGACGTTCACTTTCTTATCAATCATTTTCTTGAGTTGACGGAATGACATATTGCTTTCGTCTGCTAGTGCTTTTAGATAAGCATTTTGTACATAACGAATTTCATCCATTTCATTCTCAAGGTTGTGGAGAGGACCAGCATTACCACCAATTACTGAATGAATCATTACTCGACAATTCTTTCCAATCCTACGTTGTCCTTTAGTTCCTGCTGCAAGAAGAAGGACACCAGCAGACATTACCTTACCTACACCGAATGTAATAATGTCACATTTATTTTTAATAACACGCATAATGTCATAAAGAGCAAACATATCGTCAGCAGAACCACCTGGAGTATTTATAACAAACTCAATAGGGTCATTCTCTGTTTCAATTTCAGATTCTGGATCATCTGGATTTACAGGATAATCAGTTTCACAATTTTCTGCCAAGTCAAGCATTATAGCAACGATCTGAGCAATCTTTACTTCCTCTACTTCGCCAAACAAACCAATTGAACGTGATTCTGTTTTTCCAGCACCAGCAGGAGGCATAAATAGAGTCATTGGCATAGGTGGCTTAGAACTAGCCTCTGCTGCCTCTTCTGCTTCATCATCGTGTTCGTGTTCGTCATTTACTTTCTTACGAGATTTATTGAATAACATTTATACCTCTTTTTGTTAAATTCTTTTTTCTTTTATAATTTTCTCAACATACTTTGTCATCGAAGCCCAATCGTGAAATTCCAAGTCTTTCTTGTAAGGCTCTGGATAAGCAGCAATAAAATTAATTATAACCGATTCTTTCCAATGTGTGAACCATTTATCAAATAAAGATAATTGAAATTGAATTTGTTCATCTGTACAGCCTTTTTCTTTAAGAACCTGTATTCTTAGTTCTCTTAAGTATACTAACTCCTGTGTAAGCATAAGCAAGGAAACAAGTATCCTATCTGAAATCTTTCTTGCAAACATTAAAATTATGCCAAGATCAAAAAATCCAGATGCAATTTTAGAGAAAACAAAACCAGCTAAGAAAAATAAAGCCCATGATAGATAAGTCATACTTCTCCAAATAAAAAACTACGCAGAGTCATTATAACCCTGCGTAGTCAAAAGAGCAACCTTTATTATTTCAATCTATCAAACTAATCTACGAATAACACGTTTGAGGACTTCGTTGATAACCTCATTGTCGGTAAGGACTTCTACACCTTCTGCAAGTGGTACTTCGTCCTCGTCATCTTCGGCGGGTTCGGCAGAGTCATCACCCCCTTCATCGCCTCCCTCCATGCCGAGATCAAGCTCTTCTTCTGCTTCTTCTTCACCACCGCCCATTTCATCGGCAAGGCCAAGTTCGCTAAGAGCATCCATTACTGCATCTTTAATAACTGTCTTTAAATCGTCAACTGAATCAAATTCTACTTCGCCTTCGTCTGAACCCATTTCGCCCATATCTTCTTCTGGTTCCATAACTGATGGTTCTTCTGTATCCATTGAACCGTCACCTAGGTCACCCATTCCATCCATATCCATTTCTTCATCTTCACGGGCGTATGATGGCATGTTACCACCATTCATATTCTCTTTAACTAACTTTTTGTTGCTCTTTTTATTCTCTGAAAGAAAATTCTGTGTTGCGTTCTTATCAATGTTAGCAAGTTTCATCCATTTTGCTACTTGATTTTCTGATAATAAAGGTTTCTTGCTCATTTGTATTGCTCCTACACGAATAAATAGTGTGTAAATTATAAAAATACTTTTTTTTTAGTTAATCTTCAATATTTTCTAAAATATCAAAAATATTTTCTATTTCTTCCTCATTAAGAGCAAAGTCTTTTTCAAGTTCTTTGCCTTCATTAATTAGTTTAATTCTTCCTTTTAACCTAATTTTTGGATATTTTAATGTACTTTTATAAGTAAACCACCAATTCATAAATTCTTCACTATCATCTAAATATGCATCAATTACTGCTTGAAGAAATTTTGGACCTGTTACTTGATCATATTTTAATTTAGCAACAAACCTTGCAGTTTTTTCTGATGGTAAACGAAAATATAATTTATTTATACTATTATCACTCATTTGTTTCTGTGTAGGATATGTGTATCGGATTCTCTTGCTGCTGCTGAAGTTTGTCTAATGAATTGGGCTTTGCTCCATAATTGCGTAATAGTTCTTGCTCCAGAATAAGAAAAGCCAGAACGAATACCATTATCAAGCTGTTCGATAATGTCTTTTGTATTTCCTTTGTATGGCACAGTTGTTGAGACTCCTTCAAGAGAAGAAGTTTTGCCTCTCCAATCCATCTGAGCTTCTTTCGATGCCATTCCACGGTAAGTTTTTGTAGCCTCTCCTGTCCTTGGATTAACATACGTTTCGCCTGGAGTTTTATCACTTCCAGCGAGAATTGAACCCAACATAACAAAATCAGCCCCAATACCAAGAGCTTTAACAATATCACCAGAATTTTTAATGCCACCGTCAGCAATAATCGAAACATTCTTATCAGTCCTTGCACAATCCATTACGCTATCTAAAGAAGGAACTCCGTGACCAGTTTGAATACGAGTAGAACAAATGCTACCCCCACCAATACCAACACGAATTGAATTAGCTCCCCAAGAAGCAAGATTATCAAAACCACTAAGCGTTGCAACATTTCCTGCCATGAGGTGTGGTGCATCGCCTAGTTTCTCCCTAAGAGTAATTAGGGCGTTTTTCATCAAAATGTGGTCACCATGAGCAACATCTAAACAAAGAATTTTAACATTTGATTCTACTAATGCTATTGCTCTTTCAAGATAGTCTCCTGTAATTCCAATAGCACAACCAAACTTTTCAGAACCTACTTGTTCTACAATTTGGTCTACTATTTCACATTGTTTGTCTATTGTATTATATCTATGAACAATTCCAAGACCGCCCATTTTTCCAATTTCAATAGCCATTTCTGCTCCACATACAGTATCCATAGGCGAAGCAATAACAGGAAGATTAAACCATAAACCTCTACTTTCATCTAACCAATTACCGATACTTATTTCTTTTCTACTTTCAATATCGCTATGTTGTGGTACTAAAAGTACATCATCATAAGTAAGTGCTTCACGGAACATCAATCCTCCACTTCATTTACAAGCTTTACAAGATAATCCATCACTTTCTTATCGTCAACATAATAGTTGTCTCCAGCAGGAAACCCATTACCAAGAATTTGCATTAAACGAAGATCTGGATTTTTCTTCCAAGCCATATGTAGAAATTCAATGATGTTATTAACTTCTGTAAGTCTATCTTGGTTCATTTAGGTATTTCTCCAAATTTTGTATGATGTAATCTTTTGAATACCCAGAAACAGGATCGGCTACAACTGAACTTGGATATTTTATATTTTTAAGTTTGTTATTGTAAACAACAAATATTTCTGGCACACCATCGATCCTAAATAATTGAAATAGTTTTCTTTGGGTTCTAGAATTTATAGTACCAAAATAAAACTTGTCTTTGTAGCTTTGAGCAATTTCATTAAAAATTGGTTTAAGACCTTTACACAGGTGGCAAGTTGGACTGTAAAATTTAATCACATATGGTTTATCAGATTTAGTTATTTCATCAAAATCTTCAATCGTCAATTCTTTGACAAAAGGATTATTTTTTATTACTATTTTCATAATAGCTTATTAACCTCTCTGTATACCATTTAATTTTTTGAAGGTCTTTTAGTGGTGTGCCTTTGTGTTTGTACCTCATAATGTATTTAATTACATTAGCAGCACAAAAAGCTTCACCTAGACCTTGATCTTCTATAACCTTAATAGCTTCAATTTCACCAAAGTTATAGTGTGGTGGATGATCTACTGACTGCACAGATTCAGCAACTTGTTTAGCTTTGTTTAGTTTTTCAAATGCTTTAGTCATTTCTTCTACGTTTGGAATGTAATCGTAATTACTCATTCTCAACCTCCTTGACTGTATCTTCAGCCCACGCTTTAACATCTTTATAACAAGTAGGACAGAATAGTTTTACTTGTTTACTTTCATTAAATACCATTACAGACCAAGAAAATGCTTGTTCTTTATTATTTTTATCATAAGATGCGTTACAGCCTGTACAATTTTTTGGTATTGCATCAAATAGCATTACTTTTTCTTGAATAAGTTTGTTTTGTTTCTTTATTTTTCTTGCTGCTGAACTCATACTTCAAATCCTTCAATAATTTCTGGGTTTCCACTAAAGTAAATATACTCTAGCAAATCAGAACTATTATAACAAACAAAATCAATAAAGTCTTGTAATTCGTCAAATGTTTTGAAATCAATTAGTTTACCTTCGTAAAAAACTTTATAAATACCAACTTGTTTAAGAATGTCACATTTATTTATTACAAGATGTGTAGCACCACCAACTCTAATTGCTTCAATAAGTTTATCCATATTGAGCCAATTAACTTTTCGCCTACGTCCAGTTGTTGTGCCATATTCTTTACCAGCATCAGCAATACTCAAAAGAATAGGGTCTTCAAGCAAAGTCTCTGGAAACAAAGGATCTGTACCAGAACGTGTGTCATAGATCTTAGCACAAGCAAAAACATTCTTAATTTTTTGTGGTGGGAATCCTAGTGAACAAGCACCGTATGGTAAACATTCACTTGATGTAATAAA